AGCAATGGCGAGATCAGTTTTCGGAGAATGTCTACTAGAGATAGACAAAAAGGGTTACGATGTAGTGCTTCAGATACACGACGAGGTGGTCGTAGAAGTACCAACAAGCGAGGCAGAGACAGCCGCAAAAGAAGTCGAGTCCATCATGTCGAAATCACCGAAGTGGGCTCCAACACTACCTGTCTCTGCGGACTCACAAATTGTAACATGTTACAAAAAATGAGCGAGGATTATGAAAACAAAATTTCGCTTGTGGGTTTCGCAGGGATGAAGCAGTCGGGTAAAACTACTAGCGCGAAAGCACTCAAGCATCACGGTTATAGAATATACAGTTTTGCCGATCCGATTCGCAAACTATGTCGCGCGTTAGGCATTACCAAAAAATATTACAATGGAGACAAGGACGAGCCTATTCCCCACTTAGGGAAGAAAACCGCTAGGTACATCATGCAGACGATTGGTACGGATTGGGGACGCGCTATGGTATCGGAAACAATATGGCTAGACATGATGGAGCGTCGATTGGTTGATGCTCATAATAATAAATTTTTAATATGCATAGACGACGTTCGTTTCGACAACGAGGCACGTCTTATAAAAAGTTTTAACGGAGTTGTAGTTAAGATAGTTAGAGGTGACACACAATCAGATAGCCACATAAGCGAGGCGGGCGTATCAGATGATCTCATTGATGTAAACATAGAGAACACAGACTCGGTCACGAGCTTGTCAGATACATTGGGAGAATATATTAATGAGAGAAGCCTATTGCTTAGATAATTTATCGGAACATGCGATAACTAGAAAAAAACCGTGGGACTTACCTCCCGCATCTTTTAACTACCCTGCGAACGGGTTCAACGCACCCGCCGACTACAAGAAGTGGGCTTGCTCTAGGGGGACGAAGTATTGTGCTTTTTCTTTGGTAGAGGGCGAAATCCCCACGCAGAGGATAGGAGAGAACAACGATCCGAAGAGAATTTTTGGAATCGTAGCAGACTTCGATACCAACGCTCCGTTTAGTGATCAGGAGCTACAGGACTTTGTAGCGCGGTCACTGAACAGCGACCATCCGATGGCTTATTTCAGCAAATCGTTTCGAGGAGGCGCTCACGCGATATGGTTCTTTGAAGAACCCATAGCGTGTTTAGGCAAAACAAGCGCTAGTCAATTTTTAAAAGAAGCCAACAAAGCACTAGGCTTAAAACAATTGATGAGGGGTTGGGACGAAAAATGTGCCGAACAACCCGAACAGTATTATTTATACGGTCGCGATTGGCAGACAGTTAGCAGTCACACCATACCTTCCGCAGTCAGCCATGCGTGGATGCACCGCGCTACTAACAGCAACACCTTCAAGGAATATGGGACTAAAGTTCCTCTCGATATTGTGTTTACAGAGATTGAAAAAAAGTTTCCCAAGCATGGTTGGATAGGGGAGTTTGCTGAAGGCAGTAGAGGTTGTACGTTTTTTGATCCTCACGGCGGGCACCACTCGACTAACAGTTCGATAGTGCGGGAAACGGGGATGCAAGTCTTCAACATGGAGAAAGGTTTTTATGCGTGGGCGGAGATTTTAGGGAACGGTTTTATAAAGAAATTCCAAACCACTCGAATCGGCTCTGCTGTAAGGGACATTTTCTATGACGGCAAAAACTATTTTGAGCGTCTGAGCAACGGTGATTTCTTTGTTAGAAACCGCAAAGATGTGGAGATTGTTTTGAAGACGAGGCACAAGCTTAGTTCTAAAACACCAAGAGGTGCCACTTCTTCTGAAATTGAAGACGCTTACAATACAATTTTAAACGAGAAACTTGTGCATGGAGCACTGCCTTTTGTGTACGACAAAAGAGTCATAGTTCCTTTTCAAGGCAAGCGATATTTAAATTTATCCACTCGTAAAGTGTGCGAGCCATCCGCCGACCCTCAAGTTTGGGGCACTAACTTTCCTTTTATGGGCGGACTTTTGCACGGCATTTTGGGAGACGAGCAGTTGCCGTATTGGTTAGCTTGGGCTTCTCGTTTTTTCAAAGCGTGCTACAAGGGCGATCCCAACCAAGGGCACGCTGTTTTTCTCATCGGCGACACGGGACTCGGTAAAACCATGATTAACGAAAATGTTTTAGATGTTTTGTTTAATGGAACAGCTTCGTGCGGTAGATTTCTAATGGGCGAGGATAATGGCTTTAACTCACATCTTTTTGATTATGGTTTGTGGACTTGCGACGACCGCGTACCCGCCTCCGACAGAAAGAAACATCAGCACTACACCTCAACAGTCAAGAGCATCGTAGCAAATGGAGTTTTTAACATCGAAGAGAAGTACATGAAGACGGGGCAGTTGACATGGAACGGACGCTTGTCGGTAACCGCGAACCACACGACGGAAGACATAAGAATGATACCCGAATTAAATGTGTCTATGCGTGATAAAATTTTACTGTTCAAAGCTAAAAAGCATTCGATAAAATTTGGAGATCGTAAAGCTAATCGGGAGACTTGCGAACGCGAGGCACCTTTTCTAGCGCGCTATTTGATGGATTATAAAATCCCGACCGAGCTGGTGTTCGATCAACGGTTTGGTTTTCAAAGCTATATTCATAAAGGACTAGAAACATTTTCACTAGACAACGGGCCACATGCTTATGTGTTAGAGTTGGTAGAACTGTTCAACGATCTAATGTTTTCTAAAGATGGCGTGCCAACATGGGAAGGCACTTCTACGGAACTTCTCAAAGAGTTAGGAACGCTAGATGGAAGTAACTCGTTTCTTAAAGGAGTCGATGCGGTTCGCATCGGACTTTCTTTGACGCACTACAATAACAAGAATGTAGATTGGCTTGATAAAAAATCACGTAGATGGGTGCTTACAAATCCTTTTCTAACCGTGTAAAAGGTCGTCCCGCTTTTCCCTTACTGTTAAATAAGTTTAGCTTTCGCAAACGTTTTCGCACCGACTCGACACTAACGCCAATAAGTTTAGCGATCACTTCGGGTTTACGTTTCTTTATTAAGTACTGCGACACAATCCACTTTTCGTTACGACTAAGCCTAGTAGAAATTTGTTTTTGATTAGGCCCGTACCAATAATTTGGAAACGTTTTAGTGACTTCAGATACATTCGTTGGCTGTGGCGTACCCAATAAAGCGCGAACGCGACCCGCAGATAATCCGATTCTACTTAGAACTTTCGACATTTTTCAATAATAGGGGGCACAAATGTGTCCGCTGAGATTTTAGGTTTTCGTTTAAGATCGAATTTTAGCGTGATATTGAGATCGCTAATAAGACCGTTTTCTAACGCTTTTTCCCTCACTTTCGGCAACATGTTTGAAACTGCGATGTTGCATAGTTCTTGGCAGTCTGCCAAGAGTTGTTCTTCTGAGTCTAATTGGTTTTCTAGCCATTCTTTTTCGTTTCCCATGATGTCATCATTATGTTATCGGTTGAGAATGACATAACTTGAAACCCTTATTAGGAGAGGTGGCAGAGTGGTCGAATGTGCCCGACTCGAAATCTGTAGTACATTAGCCACCATATGGCCTTGACTATAGTACACACCTGTGTTACAAGTTATATCATATGTTATGTTATGCATGTAGGCTCACCGTTCTGTTCACTCCAAACCCGTTACAATAATGTCATCAGTTAAAAGACAATTCGTACAACGTACTTTACGCACCAAAAAAGGTACACTAATAAGCAAGACCCCCACAGGGTATAGATATAGAACCACAGTGGATAAACGGCAACACTATTTTCCACTCGGTGTAGATGCTACGCGAGCCATGAAGCGCGCAGATGATATACGAGACCATTTAAAAGTATATACTCTTGAAGATGTTCGTGAAAAGTTTCACCCCAAGTATTCCGCGAGCAACGGTACAAAAAAATCTACATCGGTTAAGAACCTTTTAAAGGTTCACGAAGCAGTGTCGTCTTCTTTGGGGATTAAACCGCGAACCGCGAAGGATTATCGTAGAGGATTGGTTCGCATGATAATGCTCGCGTTTGGTGTAACAAGGCAACAGGCTCTGAATGAACGGATCGCGGTTGTTAACGAAAGCTTAGTTTGGAAAGCTAAACGGAATTATTTAAATGGTAATGACTGCCTAGCTAGTAAAAGAACTTTTAACAGCACGCTACGCGCTACAAAGTCAATGTTCACAAAGGAAGCCATCGCAGCGTACAAAGGCTACGAGCCAACTTGGGATTTTTCGGATGTAAGAAAAGCAATACAAGAAGCAGATCAGTTTAAGAGAGTTAAGGTGAAGTGGCAGTGCCCGCCCGAAGCTCTTATTAAAAAAATACAATGGAACATAGAGAATGTAGCGGGCGGTGAGATTTACTCTATACTAGCTATGGCTTTCTACAGTGGGTTACGTTGTTCAGAGATAGCGGCTCTTACTACTTTTTGGGTCAACGACACATCGCCCTCAAGCCCCGATGATGTGAAAATCGAAGTTCTCAACGCACACGGCTTTGTCGCGAAGGGTAGACAGGGCTACACTATAATGAAAAGGACGCAGTGGCAGAGAGTTGTAGCCCGCAAAACTGCATTTGGTTCTTGTGTCGTTCGGTATAAAAGCACTAGAACAATAAGTACAAAGGCTGGCGAGTTTTTGAGAGATGTGTGCGGTCTGCGAGTGCAGAAACCTTTACATGAACTTAGGAAGTTATGCGGAGCTTTTTTCGCCACCAAATATGGTTTATACGAAGCACAAAACTATTTACGACATGAAGACCCAAAGACAACCTACGATTACTACGCGGGTAGTATTCTGTCAGGTGATTGCCTAGCCCTGTGGGATAATTAACTATATAAACAAGGAGGAAATGACATGAAAACCACAACAACATTAAAACAAATCACCCACACAGGTGGATTCACAGGAGATTGGGAAATAATTAATTTAGCCAAAGAGGAGGGTCTCGTGATTGCCACCCCACTTAGCAAAGACATAGCCGTGACGCGGTATGCGTACAAATCTATCTTGTACCTAGAGCAACTAGGTTTTGAGGTGGTTGATGAAGGTGGTGAGGTTTTACTTCCATACTATAGAGGGTGGTTAAATATAGAGAAAACTCTGCCTAATCTCAGTAGTAGTTCTCCTGTAAAACTATCGCCCACTAAAGGCAATCCTGTACGTTGGTTTTGACTCATGGAACCAACACTAGAAACAATAGCCGACAAAGAACCCACGCTCGAAGACTTACAAGAAAAAGTCGGCGGTCTGATCGAGGTCGTTCGCCTTATGGATGGGAGTCAACTCATAGTAAACGAAGAAGGCACCATTCATGATCTTCCTCACAACTCCAAAGCGAGTGCCGTTGCGCAACAACCCATTGTGGGTAACGCTGTAGTGCTACGCGGAGACGCTAGGTTAACTTAGGAGACAAACCAAATGATCATATACAAAGTACACGAAGACGACGACGGGATGGGGAGTCCCTTCGTCGGATATTATTCGACCAAGCTCGAAGCGACCCGAACATTGAGAGAAGCGATCAAGGATCGTTTCGAGAGAGAGCAATCCGAACTTGAAGATCGACTCGACAGGACGGAGGATTATGACGCGGACGATCACATCGTCGAGGGTATCGGGTCGCAGATCGGGGGACGACCTCGCAAGATTCAAGAAGGAGAAATCCGCAAGCTTGAGATCAAGGGAAAGGTCGCGACCGTCGAAGCTTTAAACGATGCGGTCGAAGAAGGAGTACAAGCGTCGGGGGGGGATGACCGATCATAAAGAAAGGAAAGCCTAGAGAGTGTTCTGTAGAAGGTAACCAACTTCAAAGTCTTTCAGAAACCAAGAAGCATTGGTTGGCGCTATTACGTATAAACGCACTTTGAGCTGTTTTCCTCTCATGTTGAGAAAAACTTTTATTTCATCGTCCATGATTTCGCCTACCCATTTCCCACTCTCAAGACCGTCTTCAGTTTGAGCGTAGACACCTAGAAATCCAATCGAACCTGTTTTGAATTTCAAAAACACTTCCATGAAATTTTTCATAGATTCGGGGGCGCCCATGTCTTCGTAAGAAGTTTCGATCACGCTTACTGTTGACTGAGAAAACTTTTGGTAGTCTCCGATAGAAGCGGGTAAAGCTCCTTCTACGGGTTTGCTAAACGCTCCCGCATAGTTCATAGCGTCTACACCACCCTCACCTTCATAGAACAGGTCTAACTGTTCAGCCGAGTTGCCTCCTATTTGCACATACCCCTGTCTTGTCTGTATAGGTAGGTTGCCATTAGAAGCTAGAACTTTTGTCGATGACGGTGTGTTAGAATACTTTAAATAAACATTAGGTTTAACATTTGCGGGCGGGGCGGGGTATGGATCGTTAAAACTTGAAGTCTCTCTCAAATCCGTAAAATCTGTCATCCAGAAATTTTGGTCTTGGTCGATTCCTAATAGCGCACTAGTTCCATCGATTCTAGTGACGGCTTGAAAGCGAGGGTATAGATTCGGCCCACTAAGAGCAAATGTTTCTCCGTTATATAAAAACATCGGATAGCCTTTACTCACACCTGTGGAAAGGTGGGGCACGCAGACGCTTAAAAATTCTGCACTAGGTTCGTATGCCGTAAAGGAACCTGTTAAGTTAACAGCTACATGACGATTCCAAGCGTTAACTGCTTTCCATGAAATGATTTCTTTTATTCGACCTTCTGTCGTGTGATCTTGTCCCGCACGCGCGGCTTCGTCTTTGTAAATCTGCCCGTCAGTTCCCAAATAGTAAGGACGCACTCCCATGTTCGCACTCGCGCTATTAGGATTAAGAGCACCACTAACCGTCGGTGAAGCTGTTTGACGAACGCGGTATCCCGTACCCGCCTGTTGTTTTTCTGTTCTGTACAGTAAAGCTACTCCCACATCAGTGTGAACTACTACATAATTTCTAAAAGTTGAT